GAGGTCGCGGAATTTTCCCGCCATCTCGTCGAGGCCGGCCGCGCCCTTGTCGAGCGCGTTAACGAACGCGGCACCCTCGGAATCGAACGCCTTGAACGCGAGCAACAGCTGATCGGATTCCGATCCGGCGTTGCGGATGAGGTCCGCGTAGTCGCGGAAGATGTCGTTGAGTGGCCGCAGCGTCCCGTCCGTGTTGCGAAGCTGGAGATTGTTGGCTTCGACGATCGCCTTGAGTTCGCCGGTTCCGGAAGCAGCCTGCGCGATCCTGCGCGAGAACCTCTGCATCGCCATGTCGACCTGATTGGCGGCGACGCCTGTTTGCTCGCCGGCGAATCTCAGTTCCTGCAACTGCTCGACAGTGAGGCCGACCTTGTCGGCCACATCACCAACCTTGGCGAGAGACTCGACGGTATTCTTGAACCCGCGGAACGCGGCCAGCGCCCCGCCGAACACCGCCAGCGGAACGAACGCCGCCGACAGGGCGTGGGCCGCGCGCGTCACCCGCGTCGTCGCCGCGAGCGCGCCATCAAGCCCGCGATTCAGCTTCGCGAACGCCGCGCCGGTCCTGTCCACGGCCGCGATGTCGAACCGGAGATCAGCCGCCGCCATCTCGCTCTCTCCGAATCTTCGCGTATGCGAGCCACTCGGTGAACTCGCGGACGCTCATCTTCGCCACGAGGTCGCCGACGGTCATGTGCAGGCGATCCGCGAGCGCGAAGATCGTCATCCGATCGGGATCGCCTTTCAGTTTTTTTCCGCGTCCTCGAGGGTGCCAACGTCGAGCATCGCGCTCGCGATGCGAAGCACCACGCGGCGGTCGGCGCCGCGCATCAGTTTCAGCGCGTCGCCGCTTGCGAACAGCCTTTCCCCGGCATCGTTTCTCGCGTTGCGCTCGATCGCGTGGCAGGCGAGCCGGAAATTGTCGCCCCCGGAGAGCTTGCTGAGCGCCGAGTGTTCCTGCAGCGTGAAGTCCGTCCACGTCACGATGAGCGGCCCATCCCCCTCGCCCCACTCCGGAACCTCCATCCGGCCCCGATCGAGACTGCGATAGTGATCCGACACCCGATCGATGATGCTCATCTGTCAGACCGTGCTCTCGGTGAGCGCGCCATTCCCGGCGACCGACATCGTGGCCTCCACCCGTCCGTCGAGCGACGCCGACCGCCCGACCTCGGTCACCGTCCCGGCGCCGCTGAAATAGGTGTCTCCGGCCCCATCGCCTTCGGGGTAGAGATCGAGGGTCACCGCGGCGCCCTCGTCGAGCGCGCCCTGGCCGGCATCGGTCTCGTCCCACAGGACCGCGAGCTGGGCGTTCCAGTCCTTGTGGCCGACGAGCCTCTCCTTCCAGGTGTCGCCCATCCCGTGGCTTTCGACCACGTCGGCGGTGACCGTGAGACTCCAGTTCTGGACGTGCGCCACCGCGACCCCGCCGACCTTGACGACGCCCTCGTTACCGTGATGCGTGGCCATTCAGACCTCCTCTCGAGAGTGAGCGCGCCCGCCGTCCGTCAGGACGAGGTGCCGACGATGATGATGTCGTAGGTCACGCCGCTGCCCGCGGCCGAGTTCGCGACCAGCAGGATATCCCCGGTCCCCGCCGTGACCGTCCATCCCGTTTCCGGCGCCGAGATGACCCATATGCCGCCGGGCCGGACCGCGATCTTGTCGGTCGCATCGGCGAACGGACCGGTGAAGGTGTTGGATGCGGCGCCTCCGATGACGACATTGTTGGTGTTCGCCGCGGCGGCGAGAACGTAGATCGCCTTGACGGTCGCGAGCGTCAGCGTCGCCCCGTGCGGACTGACGAGCACCCCGGCGAGGTCGAGATTCTCCGTTGACGAGGCCGCGATCGTCCGCTGGTCGGCGAAGATCAGATCGGCCTGATCCGAGGCGGTGCCGTTGGCGAGCGCGTCCGGATCGCAAACCGGGAATTCGGTCGCGACCGTCCCCAGATCGTTCGTCCCGAGCAGCCGCCCGGAGATGCACCCATGAATCCGTGAGGTCAGCGTGTCGGCGCCGGCCGCGAAGCCGAACGGCGCGAGCGCCAGCGCGAGCGCCAGCGCGGCGAACAGTCGTCGCATGTGGGTCTCCCCCGTTTGAGTTACAGTGCAATCGTCGGATCGGACGCAAGGGTCACGTAACTCGTCTGCCACCCCATCACGCATGATCCGGCCGTGACCTCGCCCTCGCCATGCGGCTGGATTTCGGTCGACACCAGCACGAGTTCGCGCACCTTCGGGTCTCCCGGCCGCCAGCCGCCCAGCCGCGCCTCGACCTCGGCGCAGACATCATCCATCTGGTCGTCGAATTCCGCCGACTGGACCAGGACCTCGACCCCCAGCGTCAACGTCCGGTCCATCTCGGGATCGGCGCCGATCGACATGCGCTCGGACTCCTCATCCAGCGTGTAGACCGCGAGCGTGGGCCCGGCGCCCCGGGCCACCGGATGGACCCGGCTAGCGCTGACGCGCGTCCCCGTTGTCGCCAGACCGGTGAGCCTGGCCACCACCGCGGCGCGGATTTGCTGTCGCACATGACTCATCGGCTCACCGTGACAGGATCAGCGTCGACACGGCGCCGTCATCGGAGGGCTGGACCTCGACGACCTTGTAGCGGACGCCGGAAATCCTCACCGTGTCGCCGGAGTCCTGCCGCGCCGGCGCCGGGAGATCCGAGGTCCTCACGGTGAAGGTCGGCTGGACGCTGGTCATGGCCGCCTGCCCGATGCCGGCGATCCGCGTGTAGCCGGCGTCGAAGATGCCGGTGATCGCCGTATCGCCACCCCGCGCCAGCGAATAGATCGCGCCAACCGCGAACTCGGCCGGGCCGAAGAATGACGCGAGGTCGCCGGCGGACTCGACGGCCATCGCGGATCACTCGCCCCCTGGGCCGGTCCTGGCGCGGCGCCGCCTGGGCCCGCCGGCGGCGGCCGCCTTGTCGGTGATGCTGTCCGGCGCCCCCACCGGGATCAGGATGTTTACGAGACTGGCTGGGAGATCGGGCAATCCGATGACCTCGCCGACCTTGAACTGGCAGCGCCTCGTCGACCTGGCTTCGATGCGGTTGCCGTCCTCGCTTTCGGCGATGACATCGAGCATGTGCCGCCGCCGCGCGAGTTGCTCCGGGCTCACCGTCATCGCCTGCCCCGGCCCCAGCCTCAGCACGCCGCCCTCGACCGTGTAGAGCTTCATCTGTGATCTCCCTTGCTCGCGTTGCCGGGGCGTCGCGGCGCCCGGGGAACGCGGGCGGGGCCTCGAGGAAAGCCCCGCCCGCAACCGAGTGACGACCGATCAGGTGAGCGTCACCAGGCAGGCCCGCTGCCAGTGGCCGTATCCGACCCCGCGCCAGGCATCGATGCCGAACTGCCAGGCGTCGTTGTCGAACTCGAACTCCGACCCCTCCGCCTTGGCTTTGAGCTCGACATCCTGCTCGCTCTGCCGGATCAGCCCCCGGATCGGCGAGTCCGAGCGGAAGACCACGAACTTGTCGGTCCAGGCCGAGAGCCGCGCGTTCATGAATACGTCGACCGTGAGCCCGGCGATGATGTTCGGGTTGAGGTTCTGCTGCAGCGCCGCCGTCGCGATCGCCGACACCGCCGCCGTCGCCGTGAGGAAAAGCGACACCGGGACGATGACCGCGAACCGCCGCGCCATCTCGTTCATCGGCTCGCCGCGATCGTCGACGAAGCTGAGTATCTGCGCGATCCCCTTGAGGATCGCCTGCTGCATCTCCTCGACCGACGGCGCCGTCGTCGTGCCGTGGACCGCCGCCGGCAGTTCCGAAATGTCGACGCTGATGTCGTTGTCCTGGTCGCCGGAATCGCCTTCGGAATGGTCGGTGTCGAAGTAGAACTGGCCGTCGTAGCAGACCGTTGATTCCCCGTCGATCAGGAGGGTCGAGAGCAGCGAGCCCCAATGGGTGAGCCCGCGGTCGGCGAGTTCGTCCATCCGTGCCCGGATCTGCGGCGTCTTGTCGCGCCGAACATCCTTCTTCTGGAGCTCGATCGTCGCCTCGTAGTGGCTGTTGACGATCGTGAGCCCCTGGCCGGTGAAGCCCTTGGCCTGGCGTCCGCCGATCCACTCGCGCATCCTCGGCGTCTGGCCGAGCCAGTTGTAGGTCTCGCTCGCCTGGTCGGACGCGAACAGGT